TCCATTTTAATATTTCTTTCCATATATCTTTCTGACCTTTATCAACATTAGAAGATTCTTTAATGACGTCTTGTTCTTGCTTAACTACATCTACTTTATCATAAACTTCTTTAATTGTTCTTTCTATAGTTTCTATTCTATATAGATCATTACGATTGGCTTGCCATAATTCAGAAGAATGGATTTTCTTTTCGTGTATATCTAATCTATTTCCGAATCTAGCTAATGTATCATCATGGTTATTCACTTTTTCTTCAAGGCGAATAACGTTACTTAGCTTATCTTCAATATTGGAAAGTCTAGAAGATATAGCATCTAAAGATTTCCATAATCTAGCTTCGGTAATTTGATCCACTGATTCAATCTCGTGTATATTGGGATTCGGCATAAGATATACAACTTTATTATTAACTCTTATTAATAAACCTTTTATAAGATTTATTAATAAGAGGGGTCAGTTAAGACCCCTTTAAGTTATTCAGACTTAGCAGTCTTTTTAGGACGGGGTTCGGATTTAGATTTGGATTTGGTATCCGGATCTACTTCCATTTCTTTATCGTCCTGAGCAGCACCAAAATCAATTTGACCTGAATCTTTCAGCTTTTGAACATAAGGATTATTTTTCTTTGAACCACCTGGAACAAAGCTTTTCCAATGATCATCGTTTACGCTGTTAAATCCAGGAGCGAGTCGAACCAGAACTCGGTTACCATTCGCACCAATTGTTTTAAGGTTAAACTGACGAGCAGTATTATTCATTACTCCGGCCATAATGATTAAATCCCTGTTAGAATGTTAAGAGAAAGAGGATAGTAAATGTTTAGACCTGCTAAACGATTACGTCCAGGAACAACGAATTCCAGATTCTTCTGCTGAACAGGCATCATTTCCAGTTCTACTGGGATTTCCAGTTGAAGTTTATCTGGGCTACGGTCGTATACTACCATTGCATCTTCGGTTAGCTCAGGGTTATTAGCCGCTGAACATTCGTTTACAGGAATGACATCCGCTTCTGAGGACAGATAAGGGCTATTCATTACCAAGTATTGGAGAATAGTAGTGTCGCTGTTAGCGGAGCGTGGAGTGCTCGCGATATACGACCATTGCGCCGGTGGAAGAAGCAACGTATTACCACGTTCAACCATGTTAGTAGTTTCAAAGATATCTGCAAAAGCATCATTGATGTCAAACAGAATCTCATCAGGAGTTTTATTAACCCACTCAGTACCGCTGCCAGCATCAACAACTGAACCAGTCGGGATATTCGGGTTGCTGAACAATCCAGGAAGATTGCTAGTTTCATCACCGTAAAACGCTACATTATTAACAACCTGCTCAACTGAACGCATTGCAGCATTGGCACGACGTTGATCTAACGCTGCACCAGTAAGCTGAGAAGCTTGAATTTCGTCAAGGTTGTAACCGTAGCTAGTACCAACCGAACGGACTGGGATAGTGGTTTCTTTACCTGCTACGTCAGCACGAGGTAAATCATCAGCGTAGGCGTTAATGATTTTAGCTGCACCAACCATATCGTAAGTACGATAAGTGATAGAGCTAATTCCCGGACCACCTTCGTTAGATACTGGGAACAATTCACGGGCTTTTAATTCCGCGTATTTGACGTCGTAACTACGGGCTTTAATATGTTCCAATTGGCGTTGGAAGAATACAGCGCCATCGGCATCCATGATACCGTTGTTCATGGCGGTAGCAATAGCACCGTCAAGAGTCAGGGATTTACCCTGTTCAGTTACAGTAGCAACCGCACCGTCAAAGGTTACAGTTCCACCGTTTCGTAATTTAAAGTTTCGCATTATATTTGCTCCTGTTATGCGCCAGCGGTAGAGCCGCGACCGTAAAGATTAATGATACCGACTTCACCTGCTACAGTGGTAGAAACCCATACTGCACCGTCTACAGAAGTCTCACCTACACCAGCCGCACCCGAGTCCAGAACACCAGTTCCGTCGGTATATTTAACAGGATCTTCAGGTGAACAACCGCTAGGACATACCGCGTAGATATAACCTTCTTCCATTACACCTACGGTTTCGTTTTGAGAGTACTTAATAGCACCTGTATTCGCAACACCTTCACGTTCAAGTGAGCGGATAGAAATACCTAGGAAATCAGCAGAACCAGCAAGAACGACTTGTTTTTCAGGATCTGTCCCACGAGCAACCGCTACGCCGAATGGGATACCAGCTTCTGTTTCGCAAGCGTAAGAATTGATTGTATCTGGATGTAGCGCATAAATCATACCTGCGAGAGCAGCGCGAATACCCAGAGAGTAAGAAGTTTGAGCAGACATTATTTATCTCCTTTAGTTTTCCAAGCGTTACGAGAATCACTAATGTATTTCGCACGAGCTTTTTGAGATTCAGAAAGACCGTTATCAGCGTCTTCCGTATATTCTTTTTCAACCTGTTTACGGAAAGCATTATCCAAGCTGAATTGACTATTGGTTTCGCAATTTTCAACCAGAATATCAAAACGAGCTTGAATGTAATCAGCGCTAACTGAATCCATTTGAACACCAGAACATTTATCAGCTACCACTTCAGCCATCAATGTTTTCGCGTCTTTACCTTGCCATTTGGTTTCAGGTGAAATACTGAGTACCTTAGAAATTAATTCCATACGGTCAGCAATCAACTTGTCCGTAGAATCAGCGTCTAAGATTTTAGAATTGGCGTCGTCGAGCTGAGCTTGTAACGAGTCTTTGGATTCTTGAGATTTCTTTTTCTCTTCCTCCATTTCCTCGTCTTTCTTTACCATTTCCTCGTCTTTTTCTTTGAGTTGTTCTTCAGCATCTGAAACTTTAGCTTGCAGTTTACCAACTGCTTGAGCAGCCTGTTCAGATACTTCGAAGTCAACCCCATCGATTGTGATTTTAGCCATTATGACTTCATCCTCTGGGTTTATTGAATGATCAGCCACTCTGCAAGCTGGTCCAGCGCGGCCTTTATCGACTACGGCAATATGATTGCCACGTATTTTCCTCTGAATGCAATCGTAATGTTCGCCTTCAGGAGAAATTCCAGGAGTCCAATCAAATACATTTAAGTATCCGTTAGACAGTTCAACTTTCCCGCTTTCAATTTGGTCAATTGTTTCTTGGTCTGTAATATTTAATACAGCCGTTACATAATCGCCATCTTGGGAAATTTCACGTTCTGACATACCCACTGAATACTTCTTAGAATTAGAAGTGTTTACGAGTTCAGGAGGATGATTATTAGTTACAGGTTTAGCAGCAAAAGAAGCTAATGATTCAGGGTCAAACACTTCTTCAGGTGGTCTATAAGCCACAATTAAATCGGTAGGTTCGCGGTCTTTAAGACCTAGTTCAGCCGCTAAATAAGTTTGAGTTCCTGTACGACTTATACGAGCAGGAACTCTTAAAAAGCCCTCCTCGGTATAAGTTCTTTCTGTAGGTAAATTCAGTCTATCTTGAATGTACATTTTCAAACCCTAAATATTTATACTCATATTAAATTAAAATCTAATTAAAAACAAATTCCAAGTTTAATTTAAAACGGCTTTACAAATTAATAATAGGTTGAGCCACACAACGACAATTAATATCTTGTCCTGGATGACCTGTTTCTTTAGGCGGTGAGTCCCATCTAAAACGTTTTCCATTATTATGTCTATGGGAATCACGTACACGACCATCTTCAGATGTACGCCATATATATTCTTCAATACCTAAATTTTTCTGTCTCTTTTCATTAAGATTAGAATTTAATTTACTGGTTTGATCTCTAGCTATCAATTTAGCTCTTTTATACGTAGTGTTATTAATCTTCTGAATTTCTTTAATTAAGGAACTTGATTTAAGACCACGAGTTGTATTCTGCCAAACAACGGTTTCTATCTTTTTAAAATATTCATCCGGAATAGATTTAATCAGATTTACATTCTCGTTTACTGCGCCTATCAAAGAGTCTTCCAAGCCTTCATTCTGTATGATAGAATTTAAGTTTACGCCCGTTGCATTTTCCATAGCTTTATAAAAACGTTGCCGCTGAGTATTATCAATATTACCTACAAACGCCTCAGAAACCCTCTGAGCTTGCAAACCTATATTATTGTAACTAGCCCTAAGCCTATTAAAAGCTTGCTGTAAAGTCGTCGCATAGGCGTCCTGAACGTACTCATGCTCGTAGCTTTTTAATATAGGGTATATCGTAGTCTCAACTTCCTCTTTAAGACTACGCGCTAATTCCTGCAACTGTTTACGATAACGAACCTCAGGACTCTTCGGATTCTTCACTGGTTGAGCTGTTTTCTGTTTCCTCTTCTTCATTTCCTTGCTGTTCTTCAGCTTCAGTTCGGTCGGCAAAGGCATCAACGTCGTCATCTTCGAATTCCTCTAATTCTTCAATAAATTCATCATCTATGTTTTTGTATACCTTGTTTTCTTTTAATTCCTTAGCAATGGTAGATTCAGGAACTACATTATTAATTAAATAAATTTGGTCACGCTGAGCATTAGCCAAATCTAGATCAGCTTTTTCTTTAGGTGTCATTTGGAATAAAGAAGTAAAGTCGTAATCTAAATTGTCCGAATTGATACCAAGTGATTTAGCCATGATTTGGTCAAAGTAATCAAGACGTGGTTTATATTCACGTTTCTGTAACGAACGTACAGTATCATAATAATTTTTGAGGTCACCTTCACCCGTAGCGTTTAAACCGCTGGCCGAACTACCAAGTAAACGGGTTGCAGGTATATCACACGCACCTGAAAGGAATAATGCAAACTTATCTAATAACGAGTCAAGTCCTGAGAATGTATTATTCTTAGTTGTAAAGTCTTCCTCTTGGTCTAAGAGCATCATATTATTAAAGCTCTTAAGCATACCAGCCATTGTAAAACGTTTACGTAATAGGTTTTCACCTTCCGCTGAGGAAAGATATTGCATAAGCCCTTTTACTTTTACAACATCAACGTTAGTCTCATAAACCATGCTCGCTGAACCGTTACATACGGTAACAAAGTTAGTTAACGCATCATAAAGACGAGCAAGGACAGAATCAGAAAAGTAGTTATTTCTACGAAATTCATCATAAGGCAATTCAACACCATCAAATCTAAGTAAGCGACTATGGTGTATCTTAACCGAGGTTTCAGCAAATCGATAATATTCAGGGTAGCCAAAATTAGGGTCCAAAGGGTCAGTTATAGGGGTTACATCGCTATGCGATAGACGATGCATATCTATAGCTTTAATATGCCTTAATCCACCCTTTTTAATTTTATTTAAATTCAATGGTTTATTAGGTTCTTGACCATCGTCAACGGATAAAACTATAAAAGCTGTCCCATATAATCTAGCCCATTTATGAGCCTGATTGAAAGTAGCCGAAAGTTGTAATCTATCCTCTTCATCTACCAGCCGTTTAATTAGATCGGGGTCTAAATCAGAAGTAAAAGTACGCCATTCCCTAGTCATATCATCTGGGATAATATCTACTACTTTTCCAGAAAGCCAATCCGTTCTATACATTGCATTTAGTTCGTCTTGATTTCCTTTAATAGAAATATTACGACTATTAACAAATCTAGAATGAGTTCTTTTATCTTGTTCCGTACCAAGTTGTGCAACTAAATTTTCAAGACCGTCTCGGATTTCTTCCTCTTGAATTTCAGCTTTTTTAAAATTTTCAGACATTTTACGCCCCTTTAAAAGTGTTAATAAAAAACCGTGTATACCATCATATAAAAATAATTTTTAAATTTTTTATTTTATGTACGTGGTATACCTTAATATTAATTAACAGTATTAACTTATAAATTAACTAAACTACCTTTTTCTGGATATTTTAATTTATCTCATCGCAGATTCTGTAATCTGCATTGTATCAAATACTAATAAGTCTTCAACGGCATCTAAACAGGGGTCTATCTGGTCGTCATGTTTATGTGTCATTAAAGGGCTAAACTTACGGAACTCTTCTTTAAAGTCATGTTTCCATGGTGCTTCTTTTGGAATATGAACATATCCACTGGCAAAGTATTTGACCGCACCCATCGCCCTGAACACCTTGTCAGTATTTCTTTGAATACCCTCAATAGGTATCATATAGTCGTGCTTTATAGACTGTATGAGCGAGCTACCGGAGCTTTTATCCTCTACCTTTACACAACTCGCACCAAAGGGTTTAAATTGAGTCGGTTTATGTTTACGCCAAAAGTCCACTAACGCTGACTCTAGTTGAGGGGCTTCCCATTTATCACGTACCAAATCAATAAGAAATATCCCTTTAGTAGGACTACGTCCCCAACATTCAAAAACAGAGTAGTCGTTACGTTCAGCAGTTTTCTGAGCAGTATCCGCATAAATCCTAATTAAATCTATATCATTAGGAAGTATCTCGTACTCTTTCCAGTATTTGTCCTTAAACATACCGCCTCCAGGAGGAGAGGGTTTTTGTTGGTACTGAGCGCTACACGTATAGGGATCACCTACTTCAATAACCTTGAATTTTTCATAGTCATGCTTAAAAGACCAGAGCATTGTATCCGGAATAATCTTTTCTGGACATAGCTCAGCTATTTGGTTTTGACTAAAAATCATATTCCGGACCTCCGTGTAAGGCTTTCAGAATACCGTTCATATCGATAGGAATACCGTGTGTATAGTCCTCCGGATATTTTTCCGTGAGCACTTCCTCAGATAAGTATGTGGGGATTACTAAATGATGCCATTTATCTCCAGACCCACCTCTTAAAAGATACCCTGTTAAATCATCCTCGTGAATACGCTGCATAATATTAATCATAGGGATTTCTTCAACTGCCAAGCGTGAGCGCATTGTATTGTTGAAACGGTTATTAATCGCACTACGTTTGACCTGAGAATAAGCGTCATCTGGTTTAACAGGGTCATCATTTACGAATGCACCAGTAAATCCGTCTTCCATACGTCCTGCTCTAAATCCAGTTATCTGACCTCCGGAACTAGTAGCCATCATCCCACCACCTACTTCTGTAAACCATCGCTTTTTCCCTTTTTTATCTGCTCTAGTACGCATAGGGAATAAGTCCTGGAATTCTTGGCTTTCCACCATTTCTTTAATCTTGGAACTATTTTCCTGAGCTAGGTCTCCAGAATAAGAAGTATGTATAAATTTGGAACGAGGATTTATAGCTAGACCACGGGAAATAAAATTCAGAACAACTTGTTCCGTCTTTGTATATCCCGGAGCAATATTAACTATTAGTCTTGAGATTTTACCATCGTAAACAGCCTGTAATACATATTCAATTACGTAATGATGCCAATTAAGAATCATCTTATTACCTTCACGCAATTTGAAGAAATAACGCATAAACTGAAGACCGTCATTTAATAACATATAGCGGAGCATTCGCTTTTCGTTAAATGACCATTGTTCGGTTAATTCTAATTCTTCAGAACTCATCATTAAACCTTTCTTTAAACAATTCTATTTCTTCTTCAGTTAATGGGTTATCGGCTACGTTACCTGAACCTCCCTCAGAACCGTTTATATCTATTTGTTTACGTTTGGCATAGAGATACTCAGCTAATGTCTTAGAAGCGTTTACAGACTCATTGAGCGTGACCTCTTTATATTTCGCATGATTAAAGGCGTATTCTACAACCTCATTCCAATCGGCTTGTGTGGGTTCTCCACCACAAAAATCATTTATATCCAATATCAATTCGTAAATACCAGAAAGCCCTCTTGGATCCCGTCCGTTCATTACGGATTCCAGGAATACCAAGGGGTCTTTAGATTTACCCTGATTTATAAGATCTCTTAAATCTTCTATAGATATATGTTTTACAGTCATGGTTAATTTATAAATTCTTCCGGCTTCGAAATTCAATATAAATTAAATAAGAGGTGATGTAAATTTCAGGCAATAAAAAACCCCGCCGAAGCAGGGTTATCTTAAAAGGTAGGATGTGGTTTTATTTAGAACTTAGATAACATAAAGCGCGACCTAGATGAGGGAAAACTTGAAAATCTGTAGGTTTAGTATCCAATCCGTTTTCATAGATATCTATAATAAATACTGATTCATTAGTCATAAGTTGTTGAGTGTTAGCGGTGTTAACGTATAGGACGTACTCAACATCTTCGCTTTTAATGTAAACACCTTCCCATTTAGGGTTAAGTTCTTTAACAGGTTTTATTTCAGAGTTAGGTATGAGTAATGCTAGGTATTTTCGAATTTGAGGGTAAGTTACAACTTTCATAATTTTATTCCTGTTTTCTGTTTCTGGTTAAGCGGTATTGCTTAACCAGTGAATTCATTATTACAAAGAAAGAGCCTGATTACAAGCTCTTTTTAAATTCTTTCCATTCTTTTTTGATATGGGCGATTGTAAACTCATCTTGAGAATACGCAAAACCTAAGTCTACTAGATCACACTCTTCGTCACCGTTATCAAATACATCACCGCTTGAAAGTTTTTCACCTGTTAGGTATTGTGCGAACGCTGCAAGGGTTGATTCGATTTTAGCTAGTTCTTTATTTTTACCTACTAGAGAAACTTGATGGCTAACTACTTCTAATTTCATGGCTGTTTTCCTGTTTTGCTTAACTCTTTAACTTGAGTTCATAATAGCATGATGAAGAGAAGTTGCAACACTTTTCTTAAATTATTTTGAAGAAAGTTTTTTAAGTTCCAATCTTAACCCTACGATAACGTCCTCAGGTAAACCACCATACTCCAATAATTCATGCGCGGTATCTATAGCACGTTGCATCCGGTCTATGTGATCCTGAGCTTCCTGTTTAGGGCATAGCGTACCGCAACAAAGGAAATCACCTTCTAAGAGGTTAACGGGGCTTGACATATTTTAATTCCTTCATTAGCTGGTGGAATGATTTACCGCTAGGTTTATTTCCATCCGGTAAAGGTTTTATTGAACAACGGCAATTAAAAGTTTGAGGAGGTCTACCATATAACAGTTTAAACTTTTTCATCCTTCAAACTCCAGGTCGGCTTCTTTATGTATTTCAAACTTAGCACCACACCACTCACACTCATAAATATCACCACGAGGGTCATCTAAATATCCGTCTGTTATTTTATTACATTCTGGACAACGACATTTAACTTCTCTAACGATTAATACTGTTTGGGTTTTCATAACTTATCCTTTAATTGTGAATAACTAACTAGAACAACCTGAGCAGGATTATCATGCTCTAGTATGGTGTTTAACATAGCACGTAAACCGTCATCGTACCTAGCGTACAAATTCATATATTTACGTGCTAAGCGTTTTATCTGCTTATCCTTATTACCGTCACAAAGATAAGCAGATAACGCCATATTAATTATCATGGTTATCGGTTGCATTTACTTCCTCTGGGTAACAAGACCATGTAGTTTCACTAATTCCAAAGCCTTGTTGTCTGTCTATTTCGCTAACAGGCATACTCCCAGCAATGATATTCCCATAGGATTCCGCAGCTTCATAATCAGTTGCTTTGATATTAGGGAGAATAACTCTACGACCTGTATCTGATTCTTCAATTTCAATACTGAATTCTTTTAACTCACTCATCATTTACTTCCTCTTAAATTTAAACGGGTCAGGTGGAGCTTTACCGCCATTGCGATTACCTATTAGCTGACCCCACATCTTACAGATATACCATGCTTGGTATTTAGCATCATCTAGAGCGTTATGAAGTGTCCCACCAGTTTTCCTATCTAAACCACCACGAGCAGACTCGTACATATCTTTAACAGTACGGCAATCGCGAATATTCCAGAATTTCCATGGGATCTCCAGATTATGTTGGCGATAAGCGTGTTCCATTTTACTAATGTCGAAAGTCGCTCCGTTACCCCATGGCTTACAGTCAGTAGGTAAGTATAACTGGAGCTCTTTTAGGACGTCTGACAGACTGTCAAGGCCGTTTAGCGCTGCTTTTGCTTTGGGGTTTTGACCTTTCCACCACTCGACGGTAGATTTATCAATGGTTCGGTTCTGGTCTTCCCAGTCCAATTCACGGTAAAAAGTGTTAGGGGATATCACTCCCTGGACGGGGCAAAACATAACTACACCGATGGAAATGATTGCTGCATCTTCGTTTAACCCCATTGTTTCCAAATCTATCATTGCATGTCTGCATTCGTACATTATTCTTGCTCCAGGAAGTCGTCAATATCTTGTTCTTCTGTTTTAAACTTAACAGCTTTAAAACATCGCATATTACAATTACCAATACCGTATATAAAACCCAAATCTTCCATAGTTGTTTTAAACGATATTTTAGTGTAATCGGTTTTTATATTTTCTTCATTGCAAAAATCTTGAAAATCTAAATACAAGTCACCGAGTAAGATTTTGTCCAAGTCGTTTTTAGTTCTTTCCAAGCGTTTTGATTCAAATAGTTTTACGACTTCTCTTAATCCTTTTTGCTGTTTAGCTAATTTAATTAGATGTTCAATACCGTTCTCGATAGAACCGTAATTTTTAATTATCGCATTAGATGAATCTCTATCTAGTTTTATTTTGTAGGTATCAGTCATAATAAAATCCAAGTTAATAAATATAAAGTTATAGTACCAAAAAACTCCGAAATTAACAAATATAATTAATCTGTATAACGCTGTTAAAATTGTTAGCGTTTAACGTTGCATATACTTATATGTATATAGATATCACCTCTCATTTTATTTTACTACGTAGTATACCTCTTTAAACATGAACAACTTTAACACCGTTATATAAATTAAATTAATATTATTAACAGATAAAAAACCAATCTAGAGAAAAACGTCCTTGTTAACTCTGCCATCAAGTGAAATCCAGTTCTTGTTCCAAACCGTTAAAGTCGTCACCCGCTACGGACTGTCCACCCTTGTTAACTTGTATACCTTTAAATACTCTCACATTCCCGGAACCTACACCATAAACAATACCCATATCCTCCATGGACGATTTAAAAGCCTGTTTAGTAAATCGGTTATTAATGCTAAAGTTATTACAAAATTCTTGGAATTCCATAAAGCAATCACCCAAACTAATCGTATCTTCCGTGTTATTAGTTTGTTCCAAACACTCACTAATGAAGAACGCGACTGGGTTACTTTCATTTAACCATTCAGCTTTGGCTAACTGACAGCTTTTAGGCTCTTGGAATTTACCGCGCTGACGCAACCGTTGAAGACCTTGTAATGCTCGGTTCATTACCCCTGCCAATTCATTTTTAATAATCTGGTCAGGTAGGTCTAAAATAGCATTACCCTCATGGAAACCACGGTTAAAAGGGATAACCATTGCGCGACGACGTGTACCACGGCTGATGTCCTTAGTTTTGGGATAACCATTACTAAGCATTGCAACACTGCATACCCGTTGGAATTGGAACCCCTTTTCCCCTTTAGGGTTAGCAGTACTCACACCGTCTTCACTTAGTTTCTTTAGAATACCATCTGGTAAAATAGTATTCTTATTAAGGTCATCGTCATATACCAATAGTTTTCCTGGAAGTTCAGCCATAGCATGCTTGTCACCACGAGCACCGCCTTCAAAACGACTCAGCTCTTCGGGCATTACGGCTTCACCTAATATACCACTGATAATTTTAAACAGTGTGGACTTACCATCACCGCCTGGACCTTTCATTAACCACCAATGAGCAGGACGTTTATCGGGGTGTAATATGTAACCCATATATTCTTCAAAGTGACGTACCATATCTTCAGTGTCTGGGAAGTTACCAAATATCTCACGGATAGACTTATCAAATAAAGGGCATTCCGCTCCTGGAGTATATTCAACGTCAATCACCTGTAGTAAATAACTACTCGGCTTATGTTCCCTCAACTTCCCGACGCCTTTTTCATCTATCCATAACTCACCATTACGACAGTTAATAACTGGATAAGGTTTTTGTGTTAACCGGAGGACATCTTTATTAGTGGCGCATATACGCTCCATAATACTTAAAGCTTCTGTGACTATTGCGTTCTCTTTAACCTTAATATAAATTTCTTCGCGCATCTTATCCAACACTTTGGTAATTTGTTTACCTACATACTGCTTATTGATTGGTGTCCAGTGAGTACCATTATAAATCCAGAATTGACTACTATTACTAAAAACGATACCTTTACCTTTACGGAATTTAACCTGCTTTGTTTTTTCCGCTAATATACGGCCTAAATCCTCAGCAATTTGCGCTTTGGTTGCATCTATAATTTGATTGATTACAGATTTATTTAAGCCTGTAGCTTTTTGGATAATACCTAATGCTTTAGCCTGTTCTATTGTTCCGGCTTGCATTGCCGCCCTTACAGCCTTGGTAATCTCTTCGTCGTCGCTCACATTACTCAATTCGTTAGCTAGTCGTAACGCTAGTCCCGGTTTATAGCTTTTGTTTAACGCTTTTTCTTCCGTGATGTCAGCAAAGTCAATATCGTCATCGTTATCAAATTCATCCTCAGCGTCGTCACCTGTATTACCCTCAGTAGGTTCAGCAAAGTCAGCAAAGTCGTCCTCAGCAGAACTCACGGCGGTATTACCACCATAACTGAGCACTTCCTTATATAAGGTGCTTACACTAATCGCGTTAGTTTTATTACTAAGACTTTCCCAGCGTAGGCGGATTAAATGTATGTCGTCCTCAAAGTCTGGGTCGCCCATACACCAATCAAGGAATTCCTCAATACCACCCCCATTAGTACCGTGATGACTACCGCACAATACACGGAACCAACTGTCGTTATCTTTGTAGTCTGTAACAGGTAATTGATTGAGCAGTTTTTCAAGCTCGTAGTTACTCAGTACTCCGGCCTCAGCTTGTTTACCCTGGACTTCACGCTTTAGTAGTTTTAAAAGCTTTTTGGGTACGTTAGGCGCTTCCCATAATTCTATCCCGTTGGTATCCCATTTATAATAATTACCGTTAGGATGTTTACTACCAGCGCAAACAACCTGACGACCTACAGTTTTAAATTCAATACCTTTAAACTGTTCCAACAATTCTTTACAATCAAAGTCCGCTGGTTTAGTCATATAATAATGATAACCACCGCTACCCGTGATAACCGTAGGGGCGATTTCACTAAGGTCGAAAACACCTAGGAATTCGCATAAGCGTTCCAATGCGTTGTCATCTTCTTCGAAATTACGTGGGTCAACATCAATAATTAAATCGGTAGGGTTTAAACGATAGCCGACGTTATAACCTTTATCAGCGAGTTTTAATGTTTCCGCTACGTTTTTATCGCGTGACATCCATTTACCATAAAGTGGAGTTTTACCGCGTTGCTGTATTTTACCCTTACGATTAGTTTGTTTATTCCATATATGGAGTGGGATTAAATCGGAATCGCAATCTAAATACTGCTTTAATTGCTCTCTAATTATATTCATAGATCTGGTCTCAAGTATTCAGGGCTAAAACGGTTTTTAATAGCTTCGTTTTTCAACGTTGGTATCAATCGTGCGCCTTGTTTACTTATTTGACCTCTTACATGCCATCCCATAACAGTATTGATACTTATTCCCATAATACGGGCTAACATGGTGGGACCACCTGCTACCTCTATTAATTCCTTAAGACGAGCCTGACGTATCGCCTGGAGCTCCTCTTTTGTATATTCAAACATTTGCTATACCTTTTTATACTTTTTGGTGGGTATGCTAATATACGCGCTCTGATAAAAAGCACAATAAATACATACAATATTTTGACAATCTATATTATATAGAACATTAATAATAAAAAGCATTTGCCAATGCGTTAAATCCCACATATAGTGATATCCCACTGGCACACAACATTAAACAGTTAGTCAGTAATAACAGTTTTATTTAAACCCTTAAAAGGAAATAACGATGTCTAAAGAAATGACACTCAATACCGTAACATTCGCTCTTACACTTGTTCCTGAAAATGCTGGTAAAATTGACGCCATTAATAAGATTATTCTGGGCGATACTTACACTACCGAAGCACCTGCGAAAACCAAATCTGAAACCAGTAAACCAAAAACTGAAACAAAAGCAGCTAAACCACCGGCTAAAGAAGAAAAGTCTGGTATGGATTTCGCAGCGTTTAAAAAGGTAGTTAGCGCAGCTAAAAAAGAACACGGTGAAGACTTTGTAATGTCTATGCTGGAAGAAGCTGGTTACGAAAGTAAAGGTACATTACTGAAAACAGTAACTTCTGTTGAAGAAGATGAATACGAAACCATCGCTGGTGTGTTGCAGGAAGGACCGACCAAACAAGCTGCTGATGAGCCGGAAGATGACTTAGACGATGACGGTTTTGATGATGACGAACCTTACAGCGAAGACATCGATCCTGAAGCCGTTAAAACTGCCTTACGCGCTAAAGCAAAAGAAGACCGTGACGAAGCCAAAGCGATTATGACTAAACACGGTGCAGCAACGCTGAGTAAAGTAGCTGATCTTTCTCAAGATAAACTTGCAGCGATTATGAAAGAACTAGCCTAACGGTTAGTCGGTGTTACCCTACACCATTAGTAAGAGATTCCAAGTTACTAAAGATTTAAGGGTTCCAGTTTTCGGTCTGGGTTAATAAAACCGTTCGCCTCTCTTTAGTTCATTTACTGGAGAGCTCTGGTTTTTCTTTTAACCATGTTAGCGCGTGAAAGATGTAGGGAATACATCAAATGTTACCAGAGTTCTCCACTAAATAATAAAAACTCCTTTACATCCTATACTGGATGAGTAATACTGATTCCAGTTAAACAAAACAGTCAAACAGGAAAAACAGTTATGTCTAAATCTACAGATCGCCTTATCGAAAAAATGCGTAAGCTTTTAGCTCTTACTGAATCTGGTAACGAGCATGAAGCGATGAATGCTACTCGTAAACTACACTCTATGTTAGCTAAACATAATATGTCTATGACCGACCTAGAGCATGAAGAAGATAATGTCGGTCAGGAAGAGGTTGTTCAAAAACGTTGCCGCCCATGGCGTCGTACCATTGCGCTAGGTATTGCTCAGCTTTATTTCTGTCAATATTATCGAATTCCTATGGGTTCTAATTCCAAGTTCGTTTTTGTTGGTACAGAAGCCAATCGTACATTTGCAGCTCATATTTACAAAATGGTTATTAAAACCGTAGAGCGTGAATCCCGTTTTGAATCTAAGAAAATGTACGGTAAAGAAGTCCCTGCTTTTGTGAATGGCTTTTGGACAGGTGCTATGGAGCGAATCTGGTTACGTTGTCAAGAGCTTATTAATTCCGCTAAAGCAGGTACATTGGAAGACGAAGATGGTAATACCTTACCTGCTTTAATTAACGCCTACGAACTAGCTAAAGTAGAAGCAGATAATTGGATTGCTGAAAATGTCGGTAATTTAAAATCTAAAACTAATAAAACCCGAGCTAACGATGCAGCCGGTTATTCCAAGGGAACTGAAGCTGGTAATAAAGTACAGTTGAGCCGAGTTATACAAGGTCAACGATCTCCAAAATTATTAGGCCGCTAACGCGGTCTTAAGGATTACTTATGAGTTTTTTAATTCAATCCTTAAGAACTAAGGGTTTCCACGTTAATGAATTTGAAACTAAAGCGACTATATTTTGGCATGGTGATTTTGTACTTTCTTTAACACGATATAATAAGAATTCTGAATGGAAACATAACCAATGCTCTACATCAGAAAAAAGTATATTATGGTTATGTGACTTGAAAGCTCATAATTGGAATGTTAAAAGAATATATTTAAGGAATAGACGATGAACTCTAAATTCTTATTATTTTTCCGTGGAACTGTTATGTTCTTTGCGGGTATGGCGTTTGAACAACATCAGTTCTTTTTATGTGTGGTATGTATATTTATAGCTGTTTTTGCACATAAGGTATTTGAAGATGAATAAATATCTTAAGAAGGAAATTAAGAAGCATGTTGTTTATGGTTTATTAGCTGCATTTGTAGGGACGGCTATCATATATGGTTTCGCCTTTCTATATATCGTATGGATAAACCTACAGTGATTATCTCTGTACCGTTTTCACCTTACTGGTCGCCCCGTTATACTGCTTTACGTAGTAAACGGGGTACAGTGCGTTTCAGCGAGATTGGACGTGAGGTTAAATGTACCAAGTGTAAAGAATGGCTACCTGCTGACACTGAATTCTTTCATAGCTGTAAAAGTAAAGCGGCTAGGATTCATTGTTGGTGCAGAGCTTGTTATAATACGAGGTTTGAGAAATGACAGATCAAGATTGGGAAAACTATTTAACAGAACCACCAGCTTTCAATCCTGAATTTGAATCGGTGTTTACTCCTGTTATGGAATATCCACCTGCACCAAAAGTAGGATCTAAAAAGAAAAGCAAACAAGGTTCTATCACCCGTGAATATCTATACATTAATAAGACTACCCGTAAATCTACATTTTTTGTAACATACGACGGTAGTGACGGAGTAAAAGGTTTCTGGATACCTAATAGCGTTATTATCAACCAAACTGATAACGAGGTAGAATTCCAGGATTGGTTTAAAGTTAAAGAAATACAGTGGGGAGAATGGTAGTGGCTCACGCAAGATTATCACCGAGTGCTTCCAAGCGTTGGTTAACGTGTCCTGGAAGTGTTGCGTTATGTGAAGCTCAAGGTGAAGAACAACGTACGAGTAAATACGCGGCAGAAGGTACAGTAGCTCATGAAATTGCTGAACGTTGTTTATTAGAGCATAAAGAACCGAAAGACTTCTTAGGTAAAGTTATGGAAGCTGACGGTTTTAAATTTACTGTAACTCAAGAAATGATTGATGCTGTCCAAGTGTATGTGGATTATATCTACGAACAAATTAATGAAGCCGAGATACAAGCTGACGCTCTTGTAGACTTAAATGTTGAGGTGCATTGTAGTCTTAAACATTTAGGTATCACGGGACTTGACGGAGGAACTAGCGATGCTCTTTTGGTATGTAAGGAACACCAGTTTATTATCGTTGGTGATTATAAACATGGTCAAGGCGTTTTAGTAGATCCTGAAGAAAATACTCAGGCTATGCAATACGCGCTCGGTTCTTTACATAAGCTAGGTATACCAAGGGAAGAAAACTGGACGGTAATCATAGCTATTATACAACCAAGAGCTAGAGACGCGGCCGAACCTGTCAGAGAATGGCGTACCGACAGTGATTACCTATACCAATGGCAGGATGAAGTTCTTATTCCTGGAGCATTAGCTACTAAAGAATCTAACGCTGATTTAGTACCAAGTGAAGACGGTTGTCGCTTTTGTGCCGCCGCTGGTAATTGCCCCGCTCTGTACGACAAAACGCAAGAGCTAGCAATAGCCGATTTTGCTGAAGATAAATTCCCTGAACCTAAAACTATGACGCCAGAACAGAAAATAACTGTTATGGAACACATAGAAATGATACGGGCTTTTTTAGTAGCGGTTGAAAAGCAAGTTACAGAAGAAGTTGAAGCAGGGAGTAAAGATTACGAAGATAAGTATAAATTAGTTCGTAAGACTACCCATAGAAAACTTGATGATATTGTATTCGACGAAGACTTTTCACCTTTAGCAGAATATATTGATTTAGAAGAATTAAAAGAACCTAAAGTGAAAGCATTAGGTGAAATTAAATCTCTTCTTAAACGTAAATTGGAACAAAACCATTCTAAAGCAGAAGCTAAACAGATTTTGGAGAACCTTATAGAAGAAAGCACCAATAAACCAGAAGGCGGTCTGGTGATTGCACCGCTGAAAGATAAACGTATTGCACAGAAAACTTCCGCGCAAAATGACTTTAAAGATTACCTATAATAAGCCATAATAATCAGGCTTAAACAGGTTAAGTAAAACAGTAATTAAATAAACAGGAAATATATCATGCCAAAATTAATCCTCCAAAATGTTCGTTGTTCTTATGTATATGTTGACAAGCAACGTAAAAAAGACAACGGCGAAGACGGCGGTTACGGTCTACAGGTAATTATCCCTAAAGACGACCCTCAGGTTCGCAAAATTAAAAAAGCAATTGACGAAGCTTTGGTCGCTAAACACGGCGAAGAAGCTAAGAAGAAAAAAGGTCGTTATAAATTACCTTTACGCGATGGTGACGAAGAGCGCGATGAACCGGAATATGAAGGTTGTTATTTCTTCAACGTTAACGGTAATAGAAAACCAGGAATTGTCAACCGTAACGGTGAACCAGCAGATATTGACGACTTAGAAGAATATTGCTATAGTGGTGCTTACTTCCACGTTAGTTGTAACTTCTACGGTTTCCCTCCTCGCGATGGTGGAAAACCTGGAGTAGCCGTTGGTTTAAATAACGTTATGTTACGTAAGAAAGGCGAGCGTCTAGACGGTAGTGTTGCCGCTACATCTGAATTCGCTGATTATGCTGCGGATGACGATAGTGACGATTTTGATGACGATGATGACTTGTAATCTAAGTTGTTGAATAGAGGGGAGCTTTTTGCTCTCCTTTTTATTATTTGTGAAAAAGTTTAAAAAAGTCCTTGCGTTCCTTCTAGTGATGATTAATAATGAAATCACTGGTTAAGCAATACCGCTTAGACAGAAACACTTAAACAGGTAAATATCATGAAAGCAATCACTGTACTGGCAATCTCTACAATCGAACAAGCTTCTTTCGCGCAACTGGCTGAATTCTACAATGAATACGCTCGTGAACTAGGTGAAAAAGAAATTAAGAAATTCCGCGATAAAGCTACCGGTCAAAAACGTTTAGCTGAAATTCAAAGCCGTTATAATACTAAATTCTGGGAAGAGCAGGAAGAACGCCAAGCTAAGATTGAAGCTGAAAAACCAGCTAAAGCTGAAAAACCAGCTAAAGCTGAAAAAGCTGGTCGTAAGGTTAAATTTGAAGATACAATGATTCTTAAGTTTATCCCTAGTTCTTACGTTCCAAAAGAAGCTTCAATTAACGAGTTTATTTTAAACCTTGTTAGCGCTTATGAAGACGGTGTTGAATACCAAGAAGTTGTTGACCGTATTGAAGCTGATTTTACACGTCCTAACGGAACCGAAGTTACCAGAGCTTTTGCAAGAGTTTCAGTTAACTGGTTAATCAATAAAGATCACATCCGTATCGCTTAATTCCTAAAAGGCTGGTATACTTTACCAGCCTATTTTTATTTGGAGCTAAATATGCACTATTTAATTGATAACGATTTATTGGAAGTTGAAAGCTGTCACGAGGATTCTGAGGTTCTTGCGGCTTATATTGTTGATAACAGTTTAGACTTGGCGTTAACCCTTGTCGGCGAACCTGACGACCTTGTAATGGAATTAACCCTTGTTGAGTTGAATACCCTGTATACCAATTTGTCAGGCCGTGATATGAAGTTTGAGGAAGAAGACGGTGCTGCATCTGCTATCATGACACACCTGAAAAAGAACTCAGACGATTACTCTGTATTTACTAAAGCATTGGGTAAAAAGATGCTGAAAAAGGGCGAGCAGGATAAGCTAGAATCCACCAGCAAAGCCGCAAAACCTAAAGCGGCAAAAGCTACAGGAGAAAATAAAAAACCGGCTAAACGAGCGTCAGCGCCCCGTATTAAACTTGACTATTCTCAGGAAATTACTATAGTAAATGGTAAGTCCAAAGAAGGTAGTATTCTTAGTACAATCGTTACAGCCGTTGAAGATGAAATGTGCGTTAGTGTTGGGGAAGTAGTCGAATATATAACTACCAATCATATTAGAGGTAAATCAGGCGAAATGGCTAATGAAAGTTATGCCGTTACATCTATTCGTGACCTTGCTAAAATGGGTAAAATCAGTTTGGAGGAAGGTTTATAATGTTTGAAGAAATTACGATTTTTATCCCAAGTAAAGGTCGACCAGAAGAGCAGGTCACGCTCAGTAATTTACCTGAAATACTTCACCCTCGTGTTAAAATTCTGGTAGACGAAGATGAACTTGAAGAATACGAAGACCAGATGTATCCGGTGGAAATTGTAGGTCTACCGGAACTTGTTACTGGTATCGGTAATGTGAGGCAATGGGCTATTGAAAATTGCGAAACCCCATACGCATTCTTACTTGATGACGACATGATATTTTTCAAGCGCATTGGAGAAACTACCAGTCTTGAAAAATGTACAGAACAGACCTGTATTGAAATGTTCCAAGAGCTTACCGACTGGCTATCTTTAGAAGGATATCCAGTAGTGGGTGTAAGCGCTAGACAAGGTAATAATCGTGTTGAGGAGCCGTTTAAAGACGTTACACGGCAAATGAATTTCCACGGTATTGATGTTAATCTATTTAAACATTACGGTTTGAAATTTAATAAGCAAGAAGTTATGGAAGATTTTCACATGACACTTGATTTATTATCCCTTGGTATTCCTAATCGTGTGATGTATCAATGGTGTTGGAATCAAAAAGGTAGTAATGAAAAAGGTGGTTGTTCTACCTATCGCACTTGGGAAATGCAAAAACGTAATGCTGAACAATTATCGGAATCATTCCCTGATTTTGTAACCGTAGTTAAAAAGAAAACTAAAACCACGTGGAAAGGTATGAACGAAAGATATGACGTTCGTGTCCAGTGGAAAAAAGCTTATGAGCAAGGGGTTAAAAATAATGAGCTATAAACAGGAAGCACCATTCTCAATTCAGATTGAATTAACTACCGGATGTAATCTCCAGTGTAGTTTTTGCGGTATTAATGGATTCCAGGAAAAACCGAATAAAGGTTTGAAATTTATGACCGTTGAAAATGCCGAGCATATTGCTGAATCAATCGCTTTTACAGGGTGGAATTCACGTCTTGAATTTGCCATGCACGGAGAACCAACAATGAATCCTAATTGGATTGAAATAATCGGTATCTTCCATAAACATTTACCTAAAAATCAAATCATGCTTACTGGTAACGGTGGAGGAATTGTTAAATCCAGGGAAATTCATAAATCAGTATTAGGTTTCTTCCAAGCTGGTGGAACTATATTAGCTTTAGATGAATATGAACGTGTTAACTTTATCAATAAGATTAAAGCGGGAATTGATGAATTTGATTTGGACGAACAAGGTATTTCTGTTTACCAATACCCTGAAGAAAAAGCTGGTAATCCGCACCAACGTTCCAAAAAGAAATATGTTAGTTTTATTAGCCCGATAAATCTTAACGATAAAGGTACTCACGCAATGTTGAATAATCATTGCGGTAGCGGTGGTGATATTGATAATTCTCAATCCAATGCGTTATGCGCTAAACCGTTCCGGGAGCTAAGTATTAATTCCGACGGGTCTGTAAACCTTTGTTGTAATGATTTTATCGGTGAATACACTTGCGGAAATGTTTTAGATACCGATGTTGAAACGCTTTGGAATAATAAATATTTCCATAGTGCTCGTAAATTCCTTATGGATAGACAGCGGGAAGCTATACGTCCTTGTCGTGGTTGTAATGCTAAATCATACCGTGTTGGTTTACTACCAGATAAAAAAGGTAAGGTGGAGTTAGAGAAGCCGACTGAAGATGATTTAGAAATATGTTTGGAAGCTTTGGAAGGTGGTCCGGATAGAAAACCTACCAAAAGAGCTAAAGAAAACATAATCCCCATTCTAACTATTGATGAGGGTTTCAACTGGTGATTACTGAAAACCAAAAACAGATGATTTACTGGATTAACGAACGTGAATCTATCCGTAAAAAGAAAGAAGCTGGTTTACATAAGCCGTGGTCTAACAATCCGGTTATGCAACAAACGTATTTCTGTAATGTAGATAGGGAAGATGACAAAGTAACAAAATGGATACGTGATAATTGGATATATGGTGAATGTAAAGACCCCGACTTATTAGGTGAAGATACAACTCAGGTTTATACGTTCTCTATGATTGTTGCTCGTATATTCAATTTACCAAGTACATTAGGAGAATTAAAACAACCTGTCGGCGAAGACTTTGATTTATATATATGGTTAGAACATGCTGAAACTGTATTGCACGACCGTAAAGAACGCGGCGAAAATATTTGGAACGGTGCTTATATTATTTCTACTAATGGTAAGAAAATAGATAAATCTACTTACTGTTTACAAATATTAGAAAAAATGTCAAATTCAGCTGATATTATTGACGGCTGTGAAACTTTAGAACAAGCTCATAAAAAACTGATGACGCTTGAAGGTTTAGCGAGCTTCTTGGCTGCTCAAGTGGTAGCAGATTTAAAAAATACAGAAGGGCATCCATTAAGCGGCGCTCCTGATTGGGATTCTTTTTGTGCTCCTGGTCCTGGAAGTTTACGTGGTTTATCTTGGTTCTGGGAAAAGCAGGTGACGAACAAAAACTTCCATAAAATGATAAATGATGCTTATGAGCTATTGTTTATGGAACTAGACGGAAGTATACTAGATAAACTATGTATGCAGAATTTACAGAATTGTTTCTGCGAATACGATAAGTTCATGAGAGTAACTAACAAGACTGGAAGGTCTAAAAGGAAATACAATGGGTAAACAGCGTAAAAGTAAAACAGCTCTAAATAATGAGTATATCCAAAAAGCTTACGATTTAGGTCGTGAACACGTTTTTAAATCAGAACTACCTTATCCTCAAATAGCTAATAGGGTGAGTAAGCAAAACGTATTGGTAGTTGAAGGTTCTGTAATCTATTTAAGGAGTAAAATCTAATGAAAACAGTAAAAGTATCAAATGTAAATCAGGCTCTTTCCAATGGTATCGGTATGATGCTAACTCAGGGTATTGAAATTCCTTCCCGTACCGGTATGACCTTGGAAATACCTACACCAGTAACAACGGTTTATGAAAAACCTTGGGAACGTGTTTTAATCAATCCTACCCGTGACGCCAATCCGTTTTTCCATTTTATGGAAAGCCTTTGGATATTAGTAGGTCGTAACGATGTTGATTTCTTAACTGAATTCAATAAAAATATGGCGAGTTTTAGCGATAACGGAGTTACTTTTAATGCCCCTTACGGTTATCGATTACGCAACTATTTCAAAGATAGCGCTAATTATAAAACTGACCAAATTGAAGACGTTATTAGTATTTTGAAAAATGAACCTAACAGTCGTCAAGCGGTTATGCAAATTTGGGACACTCAGGACATCGACAAACCTACATTAGATAAAGCCTGTAACATGTCAGTTGTATTCCGTATTCGCTCTGGTCGTCTCGATATGACTGTCTATAATCGTTCTAACGATATGTTGTGGGGCGCTTATGGTGCTAACGCTGTTCAGTTTAGTATGTTGCAAGAATACGTCGCAGCTCGCCTAGATATCCCTATGGGTACGTATTATCAAGTTAGTAATTCTTTTCATGTATATACTAGCGGTATGGGAGGTAAACTTTGGGATAAACTTATTACCACTCCTATTGAATATGAAGACCCTTATGAACATTTTAATATTTCCAGTATTCGTATGAATCCTAGGGAAATGAATTCTTTTGAACGCGATTTAGATTTATTGTTTGACGTTTACGACGATACAGGGTTAAGTAATATTCTAGCTGATTTAGAATTTGAAAGTTCTTATTTTAATTATATTACCGGACCAATGTTGAAAGTCTGGTACACCTACAAACAAGGTAATAAGAAAGAAGCCTTGGAATTGTGTAAAAATATAATCGGCGAAGATTGGTCGTTAGCTTGCCAAATGTGGATTCAGGAGCGTCTATAATGGATATCAATAAAGTAATGGAAAGCGGTAATGTTGAACGTTTTCACCAAGCTGTGGGTGTAACTAAACAGAAGCTGAGCGAACATCAATGGGGTGTGGCTATGCTTATGGAAAAGTTTTTCCCTAATTGCACTCGTAATGCGATTATGTATGCGTTAACACATGATATCGGTGAACTTTATACGGGTGATATCCCTGCGACGACCAAATGGGCTAACCCAGATATTAAAACTTTACTTGACGAATATGAAGAAAAAATTATATACGATTTAGGTGTAAAGTATGTTGTTTCTGATGAAGAAGCCCGTCAACTTAAATTGTGCGATTGTCTTGAAGGTATGGTATATTGCGCATACCGTTATGAAATGGGTGAAATTCATGCTCAAAAACCTTTTACGGCTTGGTATGGTTTTCTAGCTAGTAATTTCAATGATATGATAATAGGTGATATTAAACGTTACCTTGACGAACTTGTGGAGCGTACATTATGACCCCTGCTCAACAACAAATGAAACTAGATTTAGTAACCGCTAATGAGGAGCGAGCTATGGACGTTAACGATTATCAAATTGGTGGTAAACATTATCAAAAAGAATACCAACATTGGGATATGGTTTGTGATACTTTGATGCCCTATCTATTAGGATGTGCTACCAAATATATCACCCGTTGGAAAGATAAAAACGGTGTTGAAGATTTACGAAAGGCTGCGCATTATATCGCCAAAGCTGAAGAAAATGCTGTATTCATGGTCAGGGTAAAATCTACCAATGGAAACATTGTTAGATTTTCTAAACAACTTGAACCGAAAGAATCTCAGATATTCATAGCTATTTGTAACGGTCAATACGATAAAGCTCAAACTTTAATTTCTGAATTAATCGGTATTGAGTTAGAAAAATCAGAATATACTAAGGGGTAATTTATGTCGTTAATTTCTTACAATGGTTTAATCAAGTTGATTGAGCAAGGTATTATTGACGCTCCTTTTAAAAATGTTAACGGGGCGAGTATTGATATTACCTTGGACGAAGGTTTTATGATTGAATCTAAAACCAATACCAATCCGGTTAAACTTAAAAATAAAGAAACTCCTTGTATGGTGCATGTAGAAGGTAAATCTTTAGTATTACCACCTAAGGAATTCTGTCTAGCGTCCTCAGCGGAGACTTTTAACCTCCCCAACAATATCGCAGCAGAATACAAATTAAAGTCCTCATTAGCTCGCTCAGGGCTTCAGCATATGTTAGCCGGTTGGTGCGATCCTGGATGGTATGGTTCTAAATTAACTTTGGAATTTTACAATACGCTTAACTTTACAGAGCTAGAAATAGAAGCGGGTATGAAGATAGGTCAAATTGTATTTTACGAATGTGAACCTGTCCCTGACGATAACTCTTATGCTGCAAAAGGTCAGTATAATAATCAATCTGGTGTTACAGGTAGTAAAGGAGTTAGATAGTGGATATATCCAAGTTTATAACTTGCGATGTTGAATGCTATATCAATTATTTTCTGGTGGTGTTCCGTAAGGTCACCACTGGAGATGTTTTACATTTTGAAAAATTCAACGATAGCGAGTTACAACGTAAAAACATTCTCCATATTCTCAACAAATATACGATCCTAACATTCAACGGTAATAAGTACGATATTACAATGTTAGAATGTGCTTTAATGGGACTTAGTAATAAATCCCTAAAGCTCGTAACAAATATGTTGATTGAGGAAGGGAAACAACCTTGGCAAGTTCGTAAACAATTGGGAGTCGCAGCACTTAAAATAGATCATATCGACTTGATTGAAGTCGCCCCTCTTACTGCTAGTCTTAAAATATATGGTGGTCGTATGGACTGCCCTACTATGCAAGACCTCCCCTTAGAACCTGATGCAGTAATTCAAGACCACCAGCGTAAACCGATGTTGGATTACTGTATTAACGATAATGAAATCACCTGGATATTAGGCGAATTCTTATTACCGGAATTAGAACTACGTTACAACATGACTGAAGAATACGGTGTTGATATGCGTTCTAAATCTGATGCACAAATAGCGGAAGCGGTATTTAAGAAAGCATTGTCTGAAGATTATAATATTTCAGTAAAAAGACCAAAGGTGGAAGAAGGTACTAGGTTTAGATATAAACCGCCTGAAAACCTTATGTTTAAAACTGAAATTATGAATTATGTTTTCAACCAATATTGCACTCGACCGTTCACAATCGGTGCCGGTGGATATAGTAGTTTTAATTTTGAATTACTTGAAGAAGACCGAATAAAGTCTGGTAAAAATAAAGGTAAGATGCCGGACAAAAAAGGCCAATTTAAATTCAAATTTAAAAATACAAAATATACTGTCGGTATAGGTGGTTTACATAGTAATGAGAAATCAACCAGAGTTATAAACGACGGTTATATTTTAAGAGATTACGACGTAGCGAGTTTCTACCCTTGGATTATACTTCTTAACGAGTTATTTCCTAAACATATTGGTAAACCCTTTCTTAAGATATACCGTAAAATAGTAATGACTCGCTTGGACGCCAAAGCCAAACAAAAAGCCGCTAAAAAATCAGGTGATAAAAAGCTCGAAGATTACTATAAAGTTATCAATGAATCCCTTAAAATCGTAATTAACGGATTGTTCGGTAAGCTTGGAAGTAAGTGGTCAGCCGTATATTCACCAGACCTTATGATGCAAGTAACTATAACGGGTCAGTTAAGTTTGTTAATGCTGATAGAACGACTTGAGCTTGCTGGTATCAGTGTCATAAGTGCTAATACCGATGGTATTGTTACCAAGTTCAAGCCGGAACAAGAAGACCTCGCTGACGGTATTATAGGGGAATGGATGTTAGATACTGGTTACGATATGGAAGCAACCGATTACACAAGCCTGAACAGCCGTGACGTTAATAATTATATAGCGGTGGCTGATGGGTACTGTAAAGGTAAAGGAGCGTACGCAGACCAGTCTGAGCATTATTACCGTCCACGTAGTAACCCTGTAAACCGTATTTGTGTTACAGCGGTTAAGGAGTTTTTACAACACGGTACACCTGTAGAAACAACGGTTAAAAACTGTAAAGATATAAAAGAGTTTTTAACGGTAAGAACGGTTAACGGTGGTGCGGTTAAAAATGGAAAGTTAATTGGTAAGGCTATCCGTTGGTATTATGGTAATGAAGAACTAGACGCTATTTATTATTCCACCAGCGGCAACAAAGTTCCAAAGTCTGAAGGCGGTGTTCCACTTATGGTTTTACCGGATAAAATACCAAATGACCTGGATTACGATTGGTATATTGAAGAATGTAAAACTATTTTGAAGAATATAGGTTTCAAAAAACTAGATTAAATAGGTTTACATAATTTAAAACCTAAGTAATAATGATTCCACATTAACAGCAACATCATTTTTAATTTAAACAAACCGGAGATATCTAATGTCAAAAATGGAAGAACTGAAAAAACTACGTGAACAGAAAAAAGCAATGCGCGAGCAAGAAAAAGCGCTACGTGAAGAACTGGACGCTGGTAAAGAAGAGCGTAAAGCTGCTAAGAAAACTCAGGCTCAAGCGCGTAAAGATGTAAAAGACCATAAAGCAGAACTAAGTTCAGCAACGGCGGCAATTTACAAAACATTCAGCGATGGTTCATCTGAAGAAATTGCGGCGCTGGCTGACAAAATTATGGAATCAGCTACTGAACTTTCTGGCGTAGTCCGTAGCTTTGCAGAAGCTTCTGAGCAATTAGAAGAACTGTAATTCGGGTAACTTGCTAGGAAGGTTTTTCCCCTAGCTGGTATTGACCTCCTAGCTTTTGTTAGGAGGTCTTTTTTATGTCTGTAGAACAATTTTTAAATAACGCTAATAAACTCACCAAGAAAAAAGCCGCTGTAGATGAAAAGGTAGATATAGAGAAACCTTTCGTTAAACATGCTAAATCTTTGGGATGTACCGCTTTAAAACTTATCTTATTAAATCTAAGAGGATGGCCTGATAGAACAATATTATGTCCTGGAGGACGTATATTATTCATAGAGTTTAAGCGTCCAGGAAAAGTTCAATCACCTGCTCAAATAAAGTATATGAATCTAATTAAAAAACTAGGGTTTGAATACTACGTTTGTGATCGTCCTAGACAAGCTGAAAAAATATTAGATGATTTCCTTGCATTCTAGAACGGATGTGATATTATGAACTCAAGTAAGGTAAACAACGAAACACAACAAAACAGGAAAAACAGTTATGAATTTAATGCAGCAGATGAGATACCCTCATGTTATCTTCACTATCAATGCTTATGGTTGTTCGGAATTAAATGTAACTTTTAATCTGTTAGGCTGCGATGAATGGTCGGATAAAATTTTAGCATTGGCTACAGCTTGCGATTGTGAAACGCTCAGGTTTAAAGAAGCGATTGTAGAAATGTTATATAATGGCCGTGCTTATTACTATGATTCCAAAAGCCGTTTAATAGATTTAACTTTAGAGGAGCGCGGATAATGACTCGTATCAATGTTGTACCAGTAGAAGTTCTTAGCGATAAGCATTTGATGGCTGAATACCGTGAACTACCTCGTATTTTCACCTCTGTTCATAAATTGCAAGCGCAAAATATTATGAATCCGATTACTATAGGTATTCCTAAAAATTACTGTCTTGGTACAGGTCATATGAAATTCTTTTACAATAAGATCGGATGGTTACTTACTCGTTACGAACAGTTGTATTCTGAGTTAGTTAAACGTAAGTTTAATTTAGACAATGAAATGTATTCGTCTATTGTTAAAAATGCTAGGATGTTACGTAGAATTTACTTTAGACCTTACGAACCATCGCCTGAGGACATTTATCTAAATATGGCGAGGTTATGTAAGCGTAGCAATATGGAAGCTGTCCTGGATGAAATTAAAGCCTGATATATGGAAACCGCACAATTACCAAATAAAAGCGGTTTCATTCCTCCTCACAAATCCATGTTCAGGGTTATTCTTAGACCCTGGACTTGGTAAAACCTCAACTAGCCTTTGGGCTATCCGCACATTAAAAGACGTAGGTCAAATTAAAGGAGTCCTTATGGTGGCTCCTTTACGTGTTTGTTATTCTGTCTGGCCTAGCGAAATTAAAAAGTGGGATAATTTTAACCGGTTAACCTGTACCGTATTACACGATAAAACTAGAGACAGCTTATGGGGTAAGCAGAAAGATATATATCTTATAAACCCTGAAGGATTGCCGTGGTTGTTTAAAGAATTACTTAAAGGTTTAAAAGCGGGTAAAAAATCCCCTTTTAATACTCTATGGATTGACGAAAGTACCAAATTCAAAAACGCACTTGGTAAGCGGTTTGAATTGTTATGTAGTATGTTACCTTTGTTTAAACGTCGTCACATTATGACAGGTACTCCGTCGCCTAAATCTTTATTGGATTTATGGTCGCAGATATATATTCTTGATGAAGGTAAAACTTTGAATCCTAATTTTTATAAATTCCGAGCCGAACATTTTGAAGCTGATGATTGGAATAAATATAATTGGGAAATAAAAGATTTCCAGGAAGATATTATTCATAAGAAAGTCAGCCCTATTGTATTGGAAATGTCTGCTAAAGATTATCTAACGTTACCTGATATTTCTTATAATACGATAGAAGTAGAATTACCTAAAAAAGCCTATAAATATTATAAAGAAATGGAAAAAGAAATGTTTATAGAAATAGATAGTTTGGAAGCAAGCGCTGAAGCTCAAGCTCAAGCGTCTATGAAATGCCACCAAATAGCGAACGGGCAAGTGTACGAGGATATCCCTGAAGATTTAACTGAGGAAGAAGAGAGACGGTTTAGGAAGACTCGTAAAACGTTATTCGTACATGATGAAAAAGCCAAAGTCTTACAAGAATTAATCGACGAGTTGAATGGTAAACCTGTATTGATAGCTTATAATTTTAAACACGACCTGGAAGCCCTCAGAAAGCTCCTGGGAAGCGATTTACCTTTTATCGGTAGTGGTGTTACCCCTAAACAGTCTAAGCAGTTAGAGGACGACTGGAACGCTGGTAAATTACCTTACTTAGCATGTCAACCGGAAAGTATGTCCCACGGCTTAAACCTACAGCAAAGCGGTAACGATATATTCTGGTATTCAATCCCTTGGAACTTAGAAACATATATCCAATTCAATAAACGTATTCATAGACAAGGTGTTAAAGGTAAAGTAAGGGTTCATCATGCTATAGCTAAAGGGACAGTAGATACAGCAATTATGAAGAGATTAGGGGAAAGAGCTTCCCAACAATTAGATTTGAGGGAAGCTATTAAACAGTATAGAATGGAGCTTAACTAGGTTTATCCCAACGTCCCAATATTTTATCGAATTGTTTACTGGTTCTAGCTGCGAAGTACCAACCGACCGCCGTAGCAGTTAGACCGGTAATCGAAAGAATAACTACACGATAAAGACCTAAAACTTCATCAGCAGGTAAACTTTCTAATCCGCCCGTTATTTCCTCAAGCGATGATAAAATCATATAAGTTTGGTAGAATAAAATCACTAGGATAATCGGTCTGACACCAGACTTGATATATTCTGAAAAATCCGTCTTTGACTTCTGGCTTTCTGTAAAAGCTTTCGTTTCTTCTTTTTCAATATCAAGTTCCCCAGCTACTCGGGTTTCTTCAATTTTGGCTTCAGACAACCTAATTTGAGAATCAGTAGTAGCTTCCAGCATGTCTACTTCATAATCAAATTTCATTTGCATATTAGCTCTTTCTTCCCGCTTAGTAAGGTATCCGAAAACACCACCTAATAAAGAACCAAACCCAGCTGAACCTAATATATCAAGTATAATATCCATACTTATTCCTCTAACTGTATATGAGGGCAGTCCCACCCGTAAGGGATAGAATCTATAATTTTAGGGTTTTTGGATTTCCACATACCTCCCCATGAAATCTTATAATTAAGATCTGAAGCAACTTGGAAAAAGGCACAAGCTACCATAGCTAAATGAGGTTGATAATAGCTTACACGACCGTCGACGAACGCATAGAAATCCAAAGCCTTACCAGTTTGGTGATAACTCTTTATTGTGTAACCATCTCGCTCAGATTTACCTTGTCTATAGAGCTCATTTTGTAACTCTGGGGTTCGTAGACCGCCGAAGCGGTCATGTCCGAAATCTACCAAAGTTATTTCAATAGCTCTATCGCTAATTTCGATTAAACGAGAATCAACACCTTCTCTATTTTTAATTGAATTTTGAGATAATTTAAACATACTAGATCCTATAAAAAGAACCTCTTTAATTAAAGAGGTTTTATCGAATTATGCGATAAGATTCATTCGGAAGTTTCTATCTGAACCACCTCTGTTTTCTAGATAAATATAATTATCAGGCGAAAGACCGATAGTATAGCGACCGTCTACCCCAAATGTTCCGTTTATACTTTCCGCCGTTGCCGTAGTATCTAATAGAGCCATAGTAGATTGGCTTTCAGTTGTGGTTAGAGCATTGCTAGGTCTTATTTCAAATATTTCTTTACCACCAGCATCTGTTGAAAGACCTATAATCGGGCGAGCGCCAATATAATGCCCTATAATTCCCATAATAACATAGTCATCATCTGCTATTCTAGCAACATATTCTCCATCTATTTTAACGGCGTATTTATTGTCTATTCCATCGTTCTCACCGATTAACCCGTTGCAGAACTGCCACACCCTACCCGATAGCTCGACATGATTATTAGCAAAGCTAGAGCGACTAAATGTACTTGAATGACGGACTACGGAAAACTCTGCGAGTGAACTGTCATCGCTAGGTTGAATATGGTTATTACCGCTGATAATATTACCAAGTTTTTGAGTTATATTTTCACTGTAAATAAATGCTTCTTTTATACCTACAGCAGTACAGTTATTAATTTTAACAGGCATGTCAAAATTAAAATCAGCATCTGTAGTAGATGATCGTCCAAATCGCACAAAAGCGATAGGAAGGTTATCTAAAGTCAATGCAGACATATCACCATTTACCAAGGGGTATTCAGATGGATAGTAGTTAACATTATCAATATTAAATCCTGAGCCAAATGACCCATCGACAGGAAAATCACATTTTCCATATATATCTATATTATTTAACGCTAGATTGGAACCTCGGTGATTTATTCCTAATTTACAATCATATATTTTACCGTTTGCAAAAAGTCCGTTTTGAGAAGGTCCGTGATTTCCAATGCCGTAACTGGCTTCTTCCGTATCTGGAAAATATGCACCACCTCCTCGAACGGTAAACCCGATAACTTTGTAATCTCGGGCTAGGGCGCTATTCGATCCTGTTTCACTTTCAGCGTCAAAAGAACGGCGACAGCCGACGGTATAAAGACCTTTTATAACACATCCCACACCCCCTCTGTCTTGCATTCCGTATCCGCTCGCTACACCATCACCAATAAAATTAGCATAAATATCTTCGGCGCGTGTTTCCCAAGACTGGAGACTCCATATCCCAGCTGCGGTAGAACCAGATGTTACTATATTTTTAAATTGTGGTCTTATATACCCTCTTGTTTGAATACATAGTGGGCCACGACCACCTGATTGGTCAATAGCTATGTTTTGTAACACCAGTTTTGAAGGTGTCCACGCACTAATATTATCGATTTGAGCGACGGTATAATTATCGCGAACAGTATCAACAAACTTAATAACATTGGCATCTACGCTTTCTACCAAATGAAGTTCTCCGCGATAATATACACCGCGATTATCATACGGCCATAATACGTTAGATGATATACGTAGTAGCATACCTTCTGAAATTCCTGACGCGTCTGTAACAGTTATTGAACTTTCCCCAACAGAAGCATTGCTCGCCAATGTAAGGGATTGCGTATCCACAACAGATTCAAACCGTAATGTGCGTTGACCTGTATCCGTAGACTTAAAAATGGCGTAACCGTTACCTACTCCGATCCCTGTAATATTAACATCGTTTGTGCTTATACGGGCTATACCGTCAAACAGGTATTCTCCGAACTGAGCGAATAAACGAATCCCATTATTAAGATGGTAATCGATAGCGGCGGTAATACCTGCCGTCTCATTATTACCGCTATTGGGATTTACTCCGAAATATTTTAAAGTAATATAATCGGTCGGAGTTAAGCGGGCGATACGACCATTAGCGAATGTCAAATCACCTTCCTCAGCCACATATCCATCCGCTTGTAAAGTGTAAGGCGCGTTATCACGTTCAACACAAACAAATTTTTGACCTTTAGCAGTCGGAGATAAGCTCTGTAGACCTGCAAATGTTTCGGAGGTTATAGTACTCGCGACCATCCAGTTTGAACCGGCTTCAAGAGTATTTCCGGTATTATCGTCTACGGTAGACATAAACAACCCACCATTAGAGTTTACTAATGAGCCTTCGTAATAGTCCGCCTCTGCATTATACTCCGCTACTCCTTTTTGTGCTAAATAAGCTAAACCACGAGTGAAGTGACGTTGCAAATAATTAAAATTCTGATAAGTTGGAACCTCAGCTGCCCAACCGATATCGAATTTACCTGGAGTAGTTATATCCGGGTCTTCTACATTTGCTACTGGAGCACTTGTAGCCCAAATTCGACTCAAATCCGGTCTATCTATTTTCATAATTCTTACCTATATCAATTCGCCAAAATACCCACCTATTTCCGGTGAGTTAATACTACCAAAACCTTTAGCATTTGAAACTCCGCTAAAGCCAAAAAACCTTTCATAATCATAGGTCGCCTTATAATTAACTCTCACCCCTGCTGTTTTAGATATAATATCAGTATTTTCTATCAACGCTTTATCATTAGGTGTTAATTTTTTACCTATAGAAACGGTATATTCTGTATCACCGTCTTCAAAAATAACCTGAGAACTATTAAATAAATATTTATATTGAGAAATTATATCTTCAGGGGTAGAATTAGATATATTCTTAACAATACGAGCTTTGATAAATAGACGATATTCAGTATCTGTAAGACGTCTATTACCTGTTAAAACTGTATCTAAAGATGCGAAAGGGGAACCTAAACCGACATTATCAATATCCCCAAAGGAATCCGAGCTAGGGTTTCCTAAAAAACCGAAATAAGTAAATATACTCCCTTCTATTATTACTCTCGGTTGACCTACTATAGCTCCGATGATATCTAATTGGTATCCTTCGGCTGTTTCAATCCATCTTTCATTTAATAAATCTTGAAATACTTGTTCTAAGTTTTCAGATTCCGATAAAAAATTACTAATATAGTTAATTAAATTAGGAGACTCTTTAAATTGAGTTACTAATCTAGATATAGCTTTTTCTATATGATTAACTTTATCCATAATCAAACTATCTCTATATTATCTATTGTAAAATTAGAAATCTCACCTATATCTATAATAATATTAGCTTGATTAGTTGGTACAGGGGAAATACTAATATATAGTTCGTCTATTTGATGCCCTACTATACTGTTAATAGGGGTATATAATTCGGAAAATATTACATCATCACCTAAACCAAAGCCGCGTCCTTCAACTAGATTACCGTTACAATAATCAACAATCGCCTGTTTTATTAGGTTATCTCCGTTCGCAGGATAATTTGAAAATTTAGTTAATTCTACACGAACATAAATATCTATTGTATCTGGTCTGGAAAAATTAATAGTATGTGGTAAACCTTGGGAATCAGAAATAATAACAGATTCATCTCCAAAAGAGATTATCCCTGCTGGCTTATTTAACCAAATAGCATTCCCTATATCTTCATCCAATCCACCAACTGCTATAATTTGAACAGAATGGGGAGGTAGACCGTTTGAGTCTGTAATATCTGTATCGTTTTCTAATACTGTTGCCTGAGTAACAAAATCAAGATTAGAAATTACAGAGTATAAAGAATCTACAGTAGACTGAGAACTAATAGCTAAGGATCTTAAACGTCTAGCTCTTAATTCTACATCTGTTTCACGTTCGGAACCGACATTAGCATCGTCCAAATTAGTAACGGAACTAACACCTGTTATCGGAGTTTCTATTTCCGTTAATGTTCCTGCAGAAGCTTCTATAATACCTATATTAGATGAATAAGCTTCTATATTGATAGACCCACCAGAAATAACCGCTGAACTTTCTGTAATAAATTGTTCTTGAGAATTTACATGGCTTACAATTGTTCCGGATGGGATAGTTGTGCCGTCTGTTCCAGTGAAAGTTAATATTGCTACAGAACTAGAAGCTTCGTTACGAGTGATACCATTTATCTGAACAAGATTGCTAAGAGTGACCCCTGTAGCAGCTGATGGATTATACGCATTATACGCTCCCTCAGCAATTTCCCAAAGGTCGGAAAATGAACCAGCAAGTAAACCGATAATTTGTCCGTCAGGCGATTCAGGGGATAAATTTATATTATTACCGTAAACAGTTTGGAATAATGTTTCCAAATCGGTTTTTATTTCATCCAAGCGTTTCCGCTTAAATCCTGTAAGAGTTATTCCGCTAGACATTTACATATATCTCCTGTTCGTCAAGTATTCCGAAATCAGTATTGGCTGAAAAGGAAACTTGTAATTTTCTTGTGTTTCTATCCAATTGCAATCTAAAATATGTCAACTCGGTAACTCCCGGAGTAGTTCTTATTCTATTTTTAATTATTGTTTCTACTCTACTTAGATCTACAGGACGAACAAAAACTTCATCAAACCAAGTTGTTCCTGAATTAACATTTAAGAACCATTCCCGGATATAAAATAATAATCTAGTTCTTATGTGTTGAGCCACTTGTTCACCTTCGTTAACAGTAGCAAAAGAACCATTAATTAGAATTAAATCATTGTTTCTATCTAAAGCTTTACTAATCATTGGGGAGGTCCTGTATTAGGCGTACCATGAGCATGAATATGTTCTTTACCACTTATACCATCACTATCGTGGTCACTTGCAGAACTAGTTCCTGTTATATCTATATTACCGTCTACAGACGCGTCGGACTGCATCGTAGTCGTTCCTGCTATGGTTACATTACCAGTAAATTCAGTTTCTGGAGAAGTAACCGTCATTTTAGAAGGAGCGTTAATTTTAACTTCTTCCCCTTCATTAAGTAATTCGAAAGAAACTGTACCTGTAGTAATATTAATATCTTTATTAGCTAATAGGGTAAACGTTTGGTCTTTTTCAGAATTGCGTATCTGCAGATTATCAGGGTCATAATCTGTAATAACATTCGGTTCTGAACTCATACCTACTAAACAAATCGCATCAGAAAAAGAGTGCATTCTATAATTATTAGGTTTTTTAGATTGCCCTGATTTATACCAAGTGTCTAAAGAGCGTTCTGAAAATAAAACTAAACATTCATCTTCAGGTTTTATAGGAAATGTTATAGAATAACTACCTGCTTTCGGTTGCCATACAATAACATTTATTAAAGGGGGTAAATCTAAAACTCGGTCTTCTTTAAATATACGTTTAACTAACAATTGCACTTTGGCGATTTGTTTTTCAGGATCGAATTCTAATATTTTTCCAGGAAGACATGTATGGACGTCTTTCATATAATTGGTTATACCTTGACGTATAAGTCCAGGTAAACCACCATTAGATTCATTAGATCTTTTATCAACCACTTTGGGATATACCTTTAACTAGGGAGAACCATTGATTACTATGGGTATCTCCTTTAAAAGAAACTTCATACGCTCTGTATGTACCATTAGCAGAACTACGCCTAACATTTCTAAATTGTAGATTTGATAATGCTAATTGAGAGCTCCTAGATTCTATAGTAAATAATCTTCCTGGAAGTAAATTAGGATTTATAAGGCTTACCGCTTCTGCACCTATTTCAGTAACTGTAGGAGAACCTATCAAACCTGTATTCTGATTAAGTAATACCGACTCAAGATAACTTATTTCATTATCTTCTTCCGTAAGTATTATTTCACCGTCTTGTATACTCCATTTGAAATTATAGTCTTCGGCTAGTAAATCTAATATATCTTTAGAAGACCCACTTAACGTCTGACCCCTAATTTTATCTGCCGGTTGCTCCAAGCCTTCTATAGAACCTATAGTTATTTCGCCGCTACCTGTTAAGGTTTGAAATAACTCTAACACAATATCTTTTATTTTTAAATTTTCAGATAGAGTTTTATTGTAAATTGCTGATTCCCAATCGCGATAACCATCAGCGGCATATATCGTTAGTATTCTATCTTCTGCTAATCGGTTATCAAATACATTACGCTGTTTACCTCTGAATAAAATTCCTTGATTGCCTTCGTACCCTGCTTTTAATATTATAAGAGGGTCATCAGAAGTTATCATAGATACCGTTTCATCATTAGGATTATAAATATCTATCTTGGCGATATTAGGGTAGCTACGATTACTTTTAGTTATATCGAAAGCAATACGTAAATCAGTTATAGATTTACTTACTGAACCTGATAATATTAAGGAATAACTTCTTTTAAATTGTCTAGTCAATGGAAGTAACCTCCACATCAGTCAATTTAACCAGTAATACTTCTTCTCCTAAATTATCAGCAGTTGCATCAGTAGTAGGATTGTCTATATTTACAGCATATAAATTTTTAAGATCTATAGCGTATTGACCGACTAAATCTGTACCACCTAATAGAGCGATTCCAGAAGCTAGAGGTACGTTATTCAGAGCGATATCCATATACCAAATTTCCATTCTAGAATTATAGGAAATAAAAAATTGATATGTATTACCTTGTAATGTAGTTCTAAATGATTGAGCACCTTCGTTAGTAATTGGTATTTGTAAAGTCATAATTAAAACCATCCTGAAATTGTATTTAGTACTGAACTATTAACTGTTTCAGCTACCGAATTAACTTCCTGTTTACCTTTTTCAACAACGGAACTTGCAGTTTTAGAAACGTCTGGGAATAGATCATCTTCACCTAAAGCTATAGTTTCAGATTCAGTAAGAATTACTTCTTCCAAAGTTATATCTATAAATAAAGAACGGGAAGTATTCTTATCCTGGGAAGTTCTTAAGCTCGTGATAATCATATTGGAATAAGTCTGTAACTTAGTATCTATTTCCAAAGGTTCAGCTCTATTTTTTAATTCTTTAAAAGCGTTAAAAGCTTGTTGACTACGAGTCAAATTTGAATTGTTGGAAGTACCAAATAAATCTGTGACTGTACTTATTATTTGACCTAATGCAGCAGTTCCCAGAGGGGTATCGGTAACAACCCCTGAAATACTGATTATATCTGGTTCTACTATAGCGTGATCAGTTATATCTGCTCCGGCTTCAACGGGGTTTTTAGTCAGTCTTACAGAACCAGTATGGTCTTCTAAAATAACGTTATCTAATTGGATACCGCCGATACTTCTTTTTGTTCTGACAAATAAGTTTTCAAAAACCATTATAGTTCCACCGTACTATTTAAATCTCTAGAAGCTTGTTCAAATATAGGTTGTAATTCTGTATTTATATCTCTAGCGATTTGTTGAGCTTCAGCCCGACCTATAGAACCTGAACCTTGATTATTTACTTCTACCTTTATACCGCCTAGACTGACAGAATTAGAAATATTATTGCGAGTATCAGACCTAGTTAAACCTGAAGCTCCTAAATCAGATGATTCTGAGTTTATTGTATTTTGAACATTGTTTAGAAATTCAGCATCTGTATTTTCTTCGTCTTGTCCGAAACTAAAGAAATTACCTATTTTATCTATACCGTTAGATATAGGTTGCATAACGTTTTCTTCGAATTTACGTTTTACCCCTTCCCATAAACCAATGAATAGGTTTTCTATACTTTGTACAGTATTGTCAAAAATACCAGTGATGTATTCACCGATATCAGACATTATCATTTTGAAAGCTAGAATATGAGTTTTAAGATCTGTTGAAAACAAATCAAATATTAAACCCCATCCCTCAAACACCATTGAAGTCAAATCGTATATAGTTGCGAATATTGCAGCTACCGTTCTTAATTCGTCAGCCCATTGAGGATATTTCTTAATCATATTTCCAATGAAGCTTTCACCACCTTCGAAAAACACATTAGCGTCTTCAGCAAGCAGACCTATCCCCGCGACTATGGTTGCGATTAAAGCGGGTAAAGCAGCTATAGCCGCATTAGCTAATAGAGCGGAAAGCTGAACGGCTTTGAAGGCTTTAACCATACTTAACAATACCCCTACAAACTTTAAAGCTATAAAACCCGCTGTCGCGATCGTGAGGAGCTTTAATGCTGTAGTAATATAACCGATATACGTAGGTAAACGTTGTTCTATTAATTGTCTATTTTGTTTCCACCAATCTTCAATCGTATTAGTAACTGATTCCAAAATAGGAGTTAATTCGCGGGAAAGTGTTCTTGAAAATTGTTTTGAAATTTGAGCTAAATTGGTAAGTCCGTCTTGGAAATCAGCGGATATCGCAGCATCTTCTTCTGTTGCTACACCTAATGCTTCGGCTTCTGAAATTAACTCGCGTATACCGTCAGAACCTTGCTGTAATAATCTTATAGAATTACCTAAACCGACTTTATTAGCTAGTTCATATTGTTGGCTACGAGGTAGATTCTGGATAGCATCTGCAACTTCCATCAGGACGTCTACAGTAGGTTTAAGATTCCCTTGAGCATCAGTAGCGGATATACCTAATATTCCAAATGCTTCTACAGCTGAACCAACACCTCTAGAAGCTTCAGATACCGCTATAGATAAAGAGCGAATATCTCCTTCTAAAGAATTGGAATCACCACCTACACGAGAAAGGGAAAATGATAAAGCGTCAATCATACCGACAGCTATATCGGTTTCTTCAGATAATTTGCCTTGACGGTCTGTAGCGGCTGTTACAACGGTAGAAAAACCGACTAAAGCGGCTGTCCCTGCCACTACAGCGGTTCCAAGTTTAGAAACGAGGTTAATACCCTTGTCAAGTTCGCTATTAAATTTCTCTATATCTTCAGGGTCAAATTCAAACCCTAACCCCACGAGTAATTCATCTAGCATTTCTTTTCTCCTTGGGTTTTAGATGATTCTTTACATCTAGTATCTCGTTAAGTATTAATACATCCTCTATAGAATAAGTTCCGTCTTGTAACTCTTTGAGAGTGCATAGAGGGGGATCCGCAATTACAGGTCTATGTAACCATGGATCCACGTTTTTAAAATCGGAAAGGTCTACTGGTTCCCCTCTTTGGACAGTTCGCTTCCTAGACCCTGCCCTTTGAAAAAACCCTTATAATTTACCTGAATAATAAATCCGAAAGCTTTGTATGCTTCTGATAGATTATCACCTGCATATACATTATTGAAAACAGATTCAGTTATACGCTCACCGTCCCTTTTAGTATGACCAGTTGTTAACATTCTAACAATTAAATCTACTACTTTTTCAGGAGGAGCTGATTCAAATAATTTTTGAGCAGCGTGAGAAAAACTTGAAATTTGTTCTTCTTTACTTTTATTTTTATTGGAAGCCATCGCAACAATATCAGGTAAGCTATTACCAAGCATTGCAATTAGTTCCATTTTGAATTTCATACCCTGAATAGCAGGGAATTGAGTACAAACATATTGTACTTCGTTAATGATTTTTTCTTCTGTTTTACAAGACATTTTATTTCTCCAACTTATTCCGGACTTAGGTAGAGGGGAATTCCAAAATAGTAAGCCGGAGAAACTATTTTGCGTTGCAAATTCCCCTCTAATACTTAACCGCCTAGATGCAACATATCTAGACGTTCTACTACAATTCGCCACTCTTGCGAGTTCATCCCAGTGCCGCGAGTAATATCGGCAGGTCTAGGGATATAACCTTGTGTCCCCGAACCTAAATCGTTATTTCTCGTGTCTTTAAATTGTGCAAAGATAGGAACGAATACACCATTTTCCTGAGCAGTGATTAAACCTGACAGATAAGAATTAGAATCTGAAGTCTGTTGTACTCGGAAAATAATCTCACCAGAACGGTCAGCACTAAGGTTAACAGTCATAAGACCGTCAGCGCCTATAATATGACTAGCTGAATCACCCAAGCGAGCTAATTGTATAACGTCGTCACCTTCGTCATACCCTGTAATTTCAACACCGTTAATCAATAAGACAGTGTTTAAAAATGAATAATTTTGCATGATTTACCCCTTATCGTTCAAAAGTACCTTGGATTTGAACACCATGGATAGCACCTGCACCCAGAGCAACAAAACTCAAACCGTTGTACTGTCTATTCTGTTTCTCGCTCGCGCTAACATCCGCTACAGGGATAGTCGTAACTTCGTACCCTGCTCCAAGGAAAGTTCCATCAACTGTTTCTCCAGGAGCGATAAGTCCGTTCAGTACCGCTGTATCCAGGACTTTCGTAACTTGCTGCTGTAGTGCTGCTGTTCCTTTATCAGTATAAGGTACTTTGGTCGTACGAGAAACCAAATAACCGTAAACTTCTGTTTGGATTGCATCAGTAAGCCAGTCAACACCGTGAATTTCATCAAAGAAATAATCACCAGCCATATAAGATTCACCATAAATAGCGGTATCGGCAACTTGGAAAAACACATTAGCTCGTTTAGAATCCAATACTGTTTTATCATTGGTAGAAATATCTTCTACACTGATTCCAGGAAGAGATTTAAACTTAAGAGTTAATGTTGAATTCGGCTGACTAAAATCAACTGTAAACGCACGACCAGCAATAGAAGCTGACGGATACTGATCAGGGTAAGAACTAAATGTAGTCATAGTCCGGTTGAAATTACCCGTATCTAGAACAGAAGCAATATCATTAGTAGTAACACTATCCAGAACATCCAAGTCATTAGTTGTGTTAAAGAAAACTTTAGTTCTAGCTTGGATCCAAGAGGCTGCGGCTGTTACAGCGGCTTCACCGTTAATTTCAACATCTTCACGAATTTCTTTAGTAAAGATAAGACCGTACCAAGAGTTATTCTTTTGTTCGATTGCGTTCAACGCATCAGTAATAGTTTCAGGATCTATACCGTCAGCTTTAGTTGATTCGCCTTGGCGCATTTGTAACAAAGAAGAAATATCTGTTCCGGTCGAAGCCGTTGTTAGAAATGATATTGTGGCGGTTGAACCAGTTGTTCCGCTAGTGATAAAAAATCGACTACCGTCATAAGTAGCTGTCGCAGAGCTATAACCTCCTGAACCTACAAGCTGTAGACCTGCTTGAATTTCATCAGCTACGTCTTCAAGTGTGGTAATAGTACCAAAATCTAAACCGGTAATTTCTTCTGAAACACCGTCAATAGAAATAATAAAACTACCGTCAGAGATTGCCGCAAATTCGGCAATACTGTCAGTATCTTCTACCACACTACCGCCTCGCAATTCAGCCGCGACAGCATTATCCGCTCTGACGCTTACGACAAAGGATGTTGGTTTAGGTTGTTGACCAAAGTAGGCGTTTGCTAACTTAACGACCTCGGAAGATCCAGGCCAGTCAGCGGCGACACTAGCTGCATCTGAATAAGACCTTGAACGTTCAGCAAATCCAATAACACCTGTTTCCGCTGTAACTGCATTTAGAGTTCCGAATCCCGCTCTAGCTGGGAAGGTGGCTCCTAATGCAATACTTACAGCTACGATTGAGCTTTTTGGTATAGACATATTTTTACACCTTTATTTCTATGGGGATCGAAGTAACCCCTGTTTCAAATTCACCGTTAATAGATATAGTTTCAATAGATCTTATAATCTCATTATCGGTAACTAATGTTGTTAAAAATAAATCCAGTTGAGCACGTTTTTCCCAACCGTTTTCTAACTTCTCTGAAATATTTCTAACTTCTGTTCTGCGTGATAATTCTAAATTAGCCGCTTGTAATGTTTCTATCGTTGAATTTCTAATCAAACCTATATGGAATTTATGAGCGTCTGTTTTAGCACCTTCTCGGTAGAAGTTAATAGAAAGCATTATTTCCCTAAGACCTGTAATAGTGTTGTCAATATCAAGGTCTTCAGTTCTGTCTTCTAATTCGGAAACATCCCATCCTAATTGTTTTATATAGTTAGTGTTTACACTAGCGTAATTACCAGACGGACGAGGGAAATCTTCTTCCGCTGGTATTGCATATTCTTGAACACCGACTATAGAATTAATTAATCCTCGTACCAGTTTATTAACCGCTTCTTCTACATAAGAACTCATTTTTCTTTAGCTCCTATAGCAAAGAACCAACCGTAATCATCCCAATCACCAACGTGGATAACTTTAAATCTTTGACCTCTACGGATAATAGTGGTAGCTGGTGTTCCGGTATCTACATCGGCAGTTTGTACTGATTTATTTAGGTAAAAGCTATAGGTGTTAGAGGTACGTTCACCACCTTCTAAAAATTGCAATTGTTCAGGGGTAGGTTGTTGAACGCTTGCTAATGCTTTACGAATTGTCGCTGGTGGGTATACAGGGCGACCATCTACACGAGTTGGGATACCTTTATCTTCTAAGGTAACTACCGTCGCGGTGTCAGCGTCTATTGCTTCTGTTACTTTAATCGGCATTACCAACCTCGTATGTTATAGATTGTCTTAAGTGACCTGTATCTACCAAGGGATTTCCTTCTCGGCTTGTTAAAGCTGGTTCTTTTATATCTGTTATTTTATCTTTAACATCGCTAGAAGCCATCAGACCTAATATCTGTAAAGATTGTTCAGAAGTCATTTCACCTAGTAAAACCTTTTTACCTAATTTTTTAAGATCGTTTTTATATTTACCGCTTTTTTCATTTAAGGTAGATCTTAAAAAACTACGTTCCGGAACACCTCTACTCGGGCTTCCGAATTCATGTACATTACCGACCATAATGACCGAAGTACCGTCGGGATAATTATTACTTCCTTTAGGTAAACCCACTTTAACTAAATTATCCCCTTTCATCTGCTTAGCTATTTCTTCTAATTTTTTAATAGCTTTGTTAGGTGATTTTTTAATCTTGGCGGTCATTTTACTCATAATCGGTTAGCTACCATAACACCGACAAAAGTAGAATTCCGGATAATTAAATATTGTTGTCCGTAGCTGGTGGTCATAAAGAAATCGTCCGAATCAGAACGGTCTTTACTAGTTACCGCTCTAGATACAGACACACCACCAGCGGATTTAGAATTAATAACTCCTGCTCTAGCATTGGTATCACCTGCTTGAGAAATATCTGAAACAGTTAATAAATGAGCTACTAAATAAGATTGAGCGATATCGTATTTACCTTTCCATCGATTTTTATCAACTCCTAAATATAGAAGCTGAGAATCTTCAAAAAGAACAGTTATATGGATATCAGGGTATTCAACTTCATCTGAAAACTCTGGAAATCTACTTCTAAATCTTTCAATTTTTAAATTTATATTTGATTCAGAAGATGAGGTATATGAACCGCTACGTTGCCATGACATTATATAGTTACTCCGAATATCCAATCGCCTAAAGAATCCGAATTTGGTACTTGATCAGAAATTACCAAACCCTTCCAAGGTGTATTTTTATCATAATCGACAACTTCTATTAATGCAATTCCTTTATTGAAATTAACAGTATTATCGTATATACATTTTCCTTCTATAATAATAGATACATAATGATCCCCATCTGGTACATATCTGTTATTTATTATTACATTAGAACTAAATGTAGGTATAACTACTTCTGCAGCAATATTGAAATCTACGTAGACTGGTGCCGAATCTACGCCATCATCATCAGTAACAATAAGTTCTAATGTTACTGTTTGCGCTGTGTCTGACACTGGTGAAGTAAAGCTAATGTTTTCAGCGGTGGTGCTTGATAGCGTAATGCCGCTGTTAGTAGTTTCACGCCACTTGTAACCTACAATCGTGCCATCGCCATCAGAGCTACCAGAAGCGCTAACCTGAACAAGTACACCTGCTGCAACTGATTGGTCGGGACCGGCGTTTGCGGTTGGCGGTTGGTTTGGTATCACTTCTGCTTCTACAACTACCGTTCTCGCCACCTCGTCTGCCGCATTGCCTGCCGCGTCTGAAACATTATAAGTTACTATATAGGTTGCTGGTGTATTCACATCGACTGGGTTGACCGTGACAATGTTGGCTGTTATATCACCATCCGTATCGTCTAACGCTGTTGCACCTGCGTCTGTGTAAGTATCTCCCTCTGTAATGGTAACTGATGCACTACCAAGTAATGTGATTACAGGTTTAGTGGTGTCAACTGCCTGTACAGTTGCGCTTAATTCATCGAATGCGCTACCGTCTGCATTGGTTGCTGTTAATCGTAACACATGCAATCCCGACTCGTTAAACGTAACATCTGGATTAAGCACAGTGGCATCAGAAAACGTTGGTGATTGACCGCTTTCACACGTCCATAGCAGCGAATCGTAATCACTCGCTGTTGCTCCTGATATTGTTACTGTATCACCAATAGTCCCTGTTAGGTTCACCCCTGCATCTACTATCGGTAAAACAATAGACGCACTCCACTGATTAACCGTCCCCCACTGATTCACACTCATACTGTAACTCCCGTGATTACAGCCCCGTTTACGTGTGGGGATTCGTTGTCGATAACAAACCCTTCTAGCGCTGTTCCTGCTAGTGCTTGGAAGTTTACCAGCGATGCAGAGCCAGACGCATAAGTTACCGCGCCCCTAAAGACTTCATTATCTGAGTCATCGAAAAGAACAGTCTTATACGCGCCATCTGGTACGCCACTTATAGACAGGTTTGCAGTTGACGGAGTGCCAGTGAATATATCCCCCATATCTTGTTCAACAACATTTGTAATATTAGGCGCAATCTTAGCTTGGCAAGCCCATCCGTAAGGGTGTAGGTTATCACTCGATTCTGAAAGTGCCCAAAAGCCATCTGTTGTTTGGTATCTAACTCGACTAGGATCATCACACGTTGATGCAATTGTTTGAAGGTTGACCTCTTGGCTATTATCAATTAGAGGCCTAAGCAAAACAAACTTAGTGCCAGCCATCGCGGAAAGTTGCCCGTTTATAGCCGCGAGTCCGTTTGCCGTAACATTATTAGTGCCATCGTTCGTGCCCATAAGCCACAAGCAAAGATTTGGCGGGTCACTAAAATCTCTAGGCTCGCCATTCCATAATTCATCGTAAGCACCTGCAAAATTTGGTACGCCGCCAATTCCTGAGCTATTAAATCCCTGCGAGCCAAAACCAACCAAACCAACCTCTGCATTTAGTTGCTCGCCGACTTTTAAAGCCCAACTTTGTATTGCGCTATTGCTTAATACGCTTACTGCACCATCAAATGTTTTAACGCCTTCAGTTATTGAGTCACCATAAACAAGAAGTTTATTGCTTCTTTCTGCTGGCTTTTCTGCGCTACCGCCGTCTAAACCTATACCTTTAAAAATGCACGCAACCTCAATACCTTCCCACCTGTTTGATGTTCTGTTGATAGCATCAAAATAAATTTCTATATAATGCTTGCTTGTATCATTTGAAGGAAGATTAACGATAACAAAATCGCTGACTTGATATCTGCTAATCGTGCGTCCGTCTACCCTAACAGCAATCCAAGGGTAGTCGCCTGTTAATCCTGTCGTATCAAATGCTAGGACCATCGAAGCGCCATCAATAATTGTCCTTATGTAAGCGCCTGTATTGATAGTCTTTGCTTGCGACACCTCAACTTTCCAGTTGTAAGGGCTATATATTAACGCCGAATCATTAGGCAACACATTAATTTCGGGACCACCTGCCGAGTCAGTGCCACTGCCGTCTAAGTGCCATAGATTCTGAAGTCCAAACTCAGTGCCGGAGTAGGGTGATGTTGGAGCGGTAAAAGCTGCTGGATATTTATCAATGCTCCACACCGCAACCTCGTCAACAGTGCCGCCGAAGTTAAATCCAGCCCCAAAACCTTCTCTTATGGTAAATTCGCCAGCGTATGATGAGCCAGCCGAGGCAGGCGTAGTAGCGCTTGAATCAACCTCAACGCCATCGACATACAGCTTGCCTCCGTTTGTGGCATCAACAGATAGTGCTACATGCTTAACTCCGCCAGTTATATTTGTCGTAGTATCGAATGCTACAATTGAGCCGCCGGAGCCGTAGCGACCAAGAAGATTCCCGGATGCATCAATACCCAGCCAAAAAGCCTCAGGCTGACCAACAAAAACATCAGTCTCCCCAGTTGCAGAGGCGATATTAATCCTACACTCTACTGCAAAAGTTCCGCTTGAAACTACACCAGTTCCCGCACTAGCGCCTCCACTTGATAAAACCTGACCAAAAGCAGGCTCGGTTGATGCAGTGAAGGCCGTAGAGCCAGTTAAAGTTAAATCCGCCATGTTTTTAGTTCCTCTTAAGTTGCCTAAATTGTCGCGCCTAATACAACGCGTTTCCACGATCCGCCGTCACTTACTGCTGCCTGCGTCTGCCCGCTAATCGCGGTTATCTGTTCTGACTCAAAATTTGTGCTTGGGTCATTACCAAAAATATTTAAAGCCATTATCTATCCCCTAAACTGTAATTGAAATTGTGTTAGACCACGCACCAATAAGCTCACCGTTAAGGCATCGGCATCTGATCTGATATGTGCCTGAAGAAAAAGTTTATTTATCCCCGTTAGTCATCATAAATATAATTATTCCGCCGAATATAGTAGAAATCCATTTTAATATTTCTTTCCATATATCTTTCTGACCTTTATCAACATTAGAAGATTCTTTAATGACGTC